CATTCAATCATGTGTAGCATAGGTTTAAATTTAACCACAATATGTAGTGTATAAATGCGGTTAAACACGCAATATATTGTGGTTTGCAGATGCGTAAAGTGAAGATTTTTCCATTGACTTTTCCTAAATTTTTCCTAAACTCTTTAAAAATTTCCGTTTCGTCTGCCGCCATTTTTCATAAATTTTTCATACGGTCAAGCCTTAAAACAACTATTCAGCTTTTCAAAAGCCTCTTTCTGCTTGTCGCTCGTAATCTCGTTGTATATGTTCATTGTAATACGAATATCGGAATGTCCCATAATCTGTTGTATTAGCTTGATGTTTGTTGTATGCTCGCAAAGCCAAACACAAAAAGTATGACGCAGACAATGAGCGGAGAAACGGGGGATAATAAAAGGTTCTCTGCCTTCTGCCTTTGCTGCCGTTTCTTCTTCCTCGTTATACATCTTTACGATTCTATAGATACAATCGTTTGCAAGATTACGATTCATCAGCGTCCTATCTCTTGACATAAATACAAACCCGCTGAATCCGTCAACCTCGACTTTACAACCGCCTTTCTTTTCCTGCCTTGCTTTTTCTTCGAGCAATGCCGCCCGCACATCGTCAAGCATCGGGATTTCTCTGATACCTGCTTTTGTCTTTGGCGTGGTCATCGCATAATAATAGTTGCCTGTTTCGGGGTCTTGAATAGACGCTAACGAATGGTTTACATTGATAACGCCTTTTTCAAAGTCAATGTCATTCCAAGTCAAGCCGCCCAATTCACCAACACGCAAGCCAGTTCCAAGAAATACAACGAACATCGGAATCCAATGCTTTAAATAAGGCTTTGACCTTAAAGCCGCCATAAAAGCCTCTTTCTCTGCGTCTGTTAAGGCTTTACGGATAGTTGGCTGTATTTCCTCTACATCACTTCTTGATTGTTTAACTTCGGTCAACACACCTGCCGCAGGGCTTACCGCTATTACCTTTTCACGCTGTACAGCAGCACGGAAAACGACTTGTAAAACAGCGTTAATTCTTTCAAGTGTTCCGATTGACAGTTTTTTATCATCGACTATTGAAAAATAAAAGTTGCTGACTTCTTGCCAAGAGATAGTATTAACCTTTCGTTTCCCGAAAACGGGGGATATATGATAATCCCAAAGTCTACAATATGATGCTCTTGTGTGTTCTTTGCGTTTTTTGCTGTGTCTTACATACTTGTCGAAAAGGTCATTCATAATTATTTTTTTAGCTTTCAGGACGTTCACGCCCTCTTTAAGCTGTTCTGTTATCTCTTCTTCGAGAAGTCTTAAACACTTGTCGCAAGTCTTACCCTTTGGCGGTTTATCCGTTTCGACCAGACACCAGCTATAAACCTTTTGTTTGTTGCCCGTGGCATCTGTAAAAGAATACTCATACCGCCCGTTGGGGTATTGATATTCACCCTTTCTTAAATTACGATTCTTTTTATCTTTTCTGATTTGTGCCATAATGAACCTGCCTTTCTAAGCAAGCGCATTGACAAAAACAATAACCTTAATAGTATTTTACAACTTTTTTAAATAAATGTCAATACGCAAATATTAAAAATTAAACTAAATAGTTTAAATATTGTCGTTAAATGAACTTAACACTTTCAATCCACTTTTCAAACAATGGACGTTTAATAATAATTTGTTTACCCTTATGTATAACAAAATCCAAGTCGGGATTTTCAGTTATTATTTCTCTTAATCTGTGATGACCTATCGAGGCATATTCCGCCGCCTCGTCAATGGATAATCCTATTTTTTCGTATGGTAGTAATTTTTCTGCACTCATTTTCTATACCTTCTTTAAATGTGTTCTCTTTCGCTCAGAAATGCCCTTTAAAGGCTTTTGTTTATTTATAGGTGATTTATATTCCTTTGGTTTAGGTCGTCTTAAAACGCCTTATAATGCAATTTTGCACATTTGCAGCAAATACCAATTATTACCAGATTGATAATAAAAAAAATGTAGGCACATTTTTATAAATGCACCTACATCAATTTAAAATTTTATTTGTGGTGTGTATGTTATAGTACAATCACAAGGCATATTAAATTTTAGTTTGTTTTGGAAATTATCAACGCTTTTATGTAGCTTTAAAAAATTCCAGTTAAAAGCATCTCCGATTTTTCTTTGTCTATCTATCGAGCCGTTTGTATCTATAACAGCACCGCTTGTTAAGGTTATAGTTTCGCCAACATAGCAATCTTTAATTTCAAGCCGCTCATCATAGCTCAAATTATCAATAGTCAAATCTCCGTTTTTCAAGGGCTTTATTATCATATCGGGGCAAATAATACCATACTCATCATTAACGGCATTTACAATAAATATTTTTGAAGCGTCTCTAACTTTTAAACGCTGTGTTATTTGCCGTCCGTGACCGAGCGGGGAATCAGTATTCATTTTTAATTTTATTCCTATGATTTTATTACCTGCCGTTATTTTCTGGATATTAAAACTTGCATTATAAATCACTTCTGCCGGCTGCCCTCTTTTATAAAACCAAAGGGGATGGAAATCCTCACGGTTTAGCCATTGCACCATTTGACGAAATTCGGAGTCAGATATTATAATATCCTCGTAATCATTGGGATTTTTGCAAATTTCTATTGTGTCAGTGTAGGTTGTATTATATGTAGAGCTTTCCAAAGTGTATTTCTTGCCGCGATTATATCTTATACGATTAAATGTCAACGGTGCAGAACCTTGTTTTATCTGCATGAAATCCTGCGTAATATTGCAAACAATAAAACCTGTATCACTCAATCTTGTGCCGTCATACACAAAGTTATCATACATTATTTTTTATCCCCCTTTGGAGTATAAGTGAATTTGTATTTGTGTTTATCTAATGGACGACCATTAACCATCCTATCAATACTTATTGATTGGATGAATTTTTCATATTCTTTATCGCACACCATCTTATTTATCATAATTGCATAATTATACTCATGTCTATTTTCAAAATAACGTTGTAACTTTTCGATTAGTTTTTCCTGTGTATTTGTTAATTCTGACATTTAAACACCTCCGTTATATAGCCGGAATAATAGTCATAATCTGACTTGCTAAAGCGTCTATTTGCTCATCTGCAATATCTCTTATTTGTTCGGCTGCATTTCTGTCAACCACACCAGAAACGGAAATATCACCCATACGAATATTAAGATTTGCACCTAAATATTTCTTTCCGCCTGTCATATCAAATTGTGCTGCAAGATTATCTATAAGGCTATCTGCACGAGCTATAAATTTATCAAACACATTTGATAAACCGTTTATAAAACCGCTTGAATCAGACTCAAACGAATTGTTTACCGTGCCTGAGAGATTAGGTAATTTATCGGTTTGATATGCCGCCGAGATGGTAACGCCTTTATGAGCATTGGTATTTAATATACCGTTTTCAATGGCGGTTATATCATCTGACATTTGCTCAAATTGGGATAAAGTATTTTCGGTCAATCTATCGGCTGCATCTATCATAGTATCGGTATTATCGTTTACACCTACCGCTAATCCCTCGACAAGATACTTGCCCATTTCTTTGGTACGTTTCGAGGGAGAGGCAATGCCAAATTTTTCGAGCATCCAGTTAATGGCATGGTCAACCCAGCCGCCCATCATTCTTTCAAACCAGTCTCTTACTTCGAGCATACCCTCCCAGAGTCCCTCGACAAGCCATTTGCCAGCCTCTTTCATATCGCCTTTTATGTCGCTAACCTTGTCTTTAAATGCTTGTATCAAGTCGGGAACTGCTTCTTTAATCTTGTCTTTGCTTTCGACAATCTTATCTTTTAATGCGGTTATAACTGTTGGCATAGCTTCGCAAATTTGGTCTTTCTTTTCGATAATATAATCTTTGCAATCGCTCATAATGTCGGGAATTATCTTTTTGATAGTCTTGATTATTTCATCTTTACGCTGTGTTAATCCTGTAAAATAGGTAACGCCAGCCGCCGCAATTCCGCCGACCGCACTTCTAAAATAAGTAACAACAGCGTGAATAATATCGTAACACTTTGTTTTAATCGTTTCTATTGCTTGCGGCATATTGTCAATAAGAGCCTCAAATAATTCCTGTCCGCTTTTTGCTATTGTTGTTACATAACTAACAATCAATGAACAAACACCTTGAATTAACAAGGGCATAGCGTCCCCAATGCCCTTTAATATATCGGGGATATTATCAATAATAGCAACGAACAAATCAACGCCAGCACTTATTATTTGTGGCGTATTATCAACCAAAGTTTGAATAATGCCGTTTATAATCCGTGGTAATGCATCACATATGGTTTTAATAATCGTTGGCAAATTCGTAATCAAAGAAGTAAATAAACTAACTCCGGCTTTAATGATTTCCGGACACAAACTAATTGTCGTTGATACAATCGCCTGAATAATCCTCGGTAATACTGCAATGATTGAATCAATAATCATCGGTAAATTGGTAATCAAGGAAGTAAACAATTTTTCCCCGGCTTCAATAATTTGTGGTGTGGCATCAACCAAAAAAGTTAATACGCTTTCTATAAGCTCCGGCAACCTTTCAATAATCATTGGTATGTTATCCGTTATTGTTTGCGCCACATTTAAAATCAAAGTTAATACGCACTCTAATAAAGCCGGCAAATTATCTAATAGGGCTTGTATAGTGTCTAATAGTCCTTGAATAACAACGGGAAACAATGTCGGGATTTGCTGAGATACCGCATTTACAAAAGCTATAACCACATCAAAAGCCGTTTGAATGACCTGCGGCAATAGTGAAATTATGCCCGTTACCAACGTTGTAATTATTTCAGCTGCCGTTGTTGCTATTGTTGGCGCAGATGTCGAAATACCTTGTAATAGGGAAGATACGATTTGTATTCCCATATTCAGAATATCGGGCAAATAGCCGCCTATTTTGTTTATGATATTTACAAGAACCTCACCAACAGCACCGGCTAAACCTGTTAAACCTTCGTTCTTTACAGCTTCGGTCAAGGTCGTTATTTGCTCCGTTCCGAATTGTACCGTTTCTCTTAACATACCTTTTAGGTTATCGGAAACGCCAATTTGCAAGCCTTCCATTGCCGAACCAAAGATAGTAATATCACCGTTTAGGTTATCCATCATTGTTTCCGCTTGCTGTGCTGCCGAGCCTATACCGTCACTTGCTGACTTTAAACCATCTCTAAAACTTTGTACTTTATCGGTTGAGGAAACAGTCATCATATTAAAGGCTTTTAAACCTTGTGAAGTAAAGATAGTTGCTTTATATGCGTTTGCTTCTTCCTCACTCATTCCCGCAAGTCTTGCGTTAAGTTCATCAACGACCGTGTTAAATTCTCTTGCATTGCCTTGCGAATCATAGGCAGAAATACCAAGCTCATTTAAAGCACCTGCCGCCGCTGCTGTTGGCGTGTAAAGGTCATACATTGCCCTATTCATTGCCGTAGCTGCTGCCGAGCCTGTGACATTTTGTTCCGCAAGTCTTAATAATGCAACCGTTGTATCTTCCGCACTCTGTCCGAAATTAGCCGCCGTAGATGACGAGCTTGAAAGAGCCTCTCCAAGTCCTTTAACATCCGTTGCCGCCATTGTTGCGCCTTTTGCCATAAGGTCAGTATAGTATTGTGTATTATCAAAACTATCTCCAAAACCTTTTATTGAGCCTGTGGCATAGGCGGCAGCGTCTGACATTTCAATAGAGCCAGCCGCCGCAAGATTTAACACTGACGGAATAGCCGCTATTTGCTCTTTTGCTGTCAAACCACCCATTGCAAGCACGTTGAAACCCTCTGCCGCTTGCGTGGCACTAAAAGAAGTTGATGCGCCTAATTCCTGCGCCGTTGCTCTTATTTCGCCTATATCTTTTGTTGTTGTTCCCATTGTGGCGGCAACCTGTGACATTGCACTATCGAACGAGCCACCAGCCGTAACCGCTTCTTTTCCAAAAGCGACCAACGCCGCCGTTGCTGCTCCAATAGCGGCAGTAATTCCCGATAATATACCGCCGCTTAATTCCGTCATTTTTGAGCCAAAACTTGAAAAATTTGTTTCGGCTTCCGCCATTCCCGATTGATATTTTGAGGCATCCCAACCGAGAACAGCTTGATAATTTAATAATTGTACTGCCATTTTGCACCGTCCTTTGAAATCGGCGCATAGTTAAATTATTGTCCTAATAATGCTTTTAAGCCTTTAACGTCTGCACCCTGTTTCTTTTCGGGCTGATAGGCTTCTTTATTTATCTTATCCTTTATTTTGTTACGCTCGTATTTTAAATAGGCTAAATTATAATCATCATCTGTTCTGCTTTCGTTAATCACTATTGAGCGCACTATATCTTTAAAAACCAATATAGGCATTTCCATTATCTGGTTGTATGTGTTTCCTGTTTTACTCATAACTAAAACTAAATCATTTATTAAATACACGGGCATTTTGTTAGTTAGTAATTCTTTTAATCTCTCTATTTCTTTTTGCCTTTTCTTATACTCGGAATCTGTATGATTATTCTTTTTTACAACTTTAATTTCAGGGATTTGATATACTTCATTATCTATTAGCTTTTGTACTTCTGTCATCACAAGATAGATTATATCAGCTTGATTTTTGGGCGTAATGTTTGCAAATACCCAATCTTGATTTATCTGCTTTTTTTCGTTGCTCAATAAAACAGCAATAATTTCTGCTGCAATCTCCATTTGTAAATAAACATCTTCTTCGTGACGCATTAAATCAGTTAAAGCCAAAGCCTTATAATATACACCAACGGGAATATTCGCTTTGACATCAAATATTTTATTGTTCCCGTCTATTAGTTCGACCGTTAATTTTTTCTTGTGGTCTAAAAATGCGCCCTTATCTGCTATTTCAATCATTGTGAATCATCTTCATTTCTTGTTCGTTCTCTGTTGAACATATCAATCATTTGTGCGGAATTGGAAGATACACATTTAGCGATATATCCGATAAGGTTATACAAAACATAAATATCGTTAAAGCCTCTGTTTACATCGTCTATTGTGACCTTTTCGCCGTCAACATTGAGATTGAGCAATGATAAGCACCAATCTTTTAGCAAATCAAACATTTCGGGAAATTTATCCAAATCGTTTGAACCGCCGCGAATCCTCTCCGCTCTTTCTATGGTTTTAATAATTTCAGACGAAAACGCCGTTGAAAAATTACCGCTAATTCTGTATGTATGCCCGGTTAAATCTGTAATATCTATATCAGGCTTTTTATAAACTCTTGCATCAAATCCATTATTATTTGTGTTTCTGCCCTGCTCATTGTTATTATAAAAATTATTTCTTCTATTGTTATTGTAATTATTATTATTTCTGTTATTATTATTTCTGTTATTATAATAAGCCATTTTTCAGCCCTTCACTTTCCAAAAAAATTCAATATCTACAATTTTAATAATTTTGCAAAATCTATTATAAAAATAAGCGGGTAAAGAACATCCCTACCCGCTTTAAATATTTGTTTAGTTAGTCACCGTTTGCAGGTGCTTGTGTCGCCGTTGTATCTTCTTCGAGCCAAGCTGCGCCAACCTTGCCGTTAGGCATAGTAACATTTAGGCACTTAAATTGATAATTAAGTTCAACGGGGTCATCGTTATTAAAATCAAGCTCATAGTCGCCAATCCATTTACATTTTGGCATTACAAGTTTAATGTTCTTTCCCGTGTGCTCTTCTGTACCCACAAAAACAAGAGCAATAGCAGGGATTTTATCATTTTCTGCAAAGTATGTTGTTTGCTTTGTGCCGCTTGTTACAACGCTTGAACCCGTCAGAAAACTTGCTACATTTTCGGGATTATATGAAATAATACCTGTTTCAAACTCGGTATTATATTTATTACCCACAATATCAATCAATCCGTAGTTTGCGGAATTGATTTCCGTTGCTTCGTGAGTCCTTGTAAATTTAGCAGACTCTTTAATATATCCAATTTCCGTCATATCTGTAATATCTGTGCCAGCCGTAAAGTCTGAATAGGGCATAGCATAAAGAAAACCAGAACCCATTAAAACGGAATCTTTGTCACTTGAAAGATAATTCATAAAATTTTCACTCCTTTATTTTTTTTAGACAAGTCTACACTCAAAGAAAAGTTTATCAACATATAACTGCTTCTTATCATCGTAATAAATGCCGCCTTCGTTTGATAGCGTAAACTTTTTAAACCTTGTAATCTCGCAAGGTCTATTGTAAAAATCGAGCATATTTGTTAATGCGTCTTTAATCGTGATAACGTCTTTAATTTCTTTGGCATAAATCCAGGTTTCCACCACAAACCGCCTAACCGTTTTACCGCCGCTGATTTCTCGCCATTTAATTATAATCATTCTGTTATTGGTCAATGTGTATGTTTCCGGTTTCTCAACTAAAAATACTGCCGTTTCCGTTTTTCGGCTGCCCTTTGCTTTTGTGCAAAATTGCATATTCGTGGCTTCTTCGATATTGTCAATTATAAAATTTCGTAATTCGTTAAAGTTCATCATATCACATCGACCTCCTAACTATTTTTTATTTCGTTGGCAACAACTTCTAAATAATGCGTCTTGTTTTCTTCAAGCGCAACAGATAAATTCCCGTGATAGTCATCCTCAATAGGTGCATACAACAAGTTAGAACCAACCACACCGTTAATAATTCCGTTATCGTTATTAACTTTGTGTGTCCAGCTTCGACGTAATGCACCCGTGTCAACGTGCGTTAATAGCTTTGTATCTGCTTCAAATTCAATTACAGCCTTTTCCATACCTCGTTGAATTGCCGCTAATACTTTATTAACTTCATCATTCACGCTGCCCATTAAAACACCGCCTTGAGGTAAACAATATAAAAGTCGTCCCAATCAGTAATTTTAATAATTTCATATTCTTTGTCGTTGTAAATAGCGATATTACAATCTTTAATCAATTCGTTGGCATCACAAAAAACTTTGTATTCCGCAGATATAAAGCCGCCCATTTTGTCTTTAATGACTACCTCAATATCCATCGGCTGAACATCACAAGCAACAGTAAGTTCTCCAGTTTGGTTTGTAATGTAGTTTCCGTCATTATCGATATAACCATCATCACATTTAAAAGTAACATTTTTATCGTAAAACCAATCTATCATATTACCCTCAACTTTCTCGGCGGTAAGGCTGCTTTTACTTCGCCTGTTAGTCCGTTGTTGTCGATTTCTATAATGGTGGAGCGATATGTAACTGACCTTCCCGACTGTGATTTCTGAATGATCTGTTCTTCGCCTTGCAGTAATTGACTTGTAATCAAATCGTTGTTTATATAAGCAACAGCAAGCAAAGAAATCAATCTTGTAAAGTCTGCCTTTTGCTCATAGTCATTAAAGGGAATCCAAAGATAACTTGCAATCGCTCTCCATGCGTTTTCAATATGCGTGATTAAATCATCTGTATCATAATTTGTTATGTTATCACGATTTAGGCGACTTGTTGTTAACTCGATTTCTGCCGCATAAATAGCGTTATAGTCCATTTTGCAAGCCTCCTATTATAAGTGGGTAGATTAACTAACCTACCCACCGTTAATTATTTCTTTTTCTTGCCGTTGGTTGTTTTTACAACCTTGACATTTTGCTCACTCGTCACCATATCTTTAAGCCTCCGTATTAAGTGTTAAGCCGTCAAGAGTATAAACCTTTGTAATTGTCGGCTGTCCTTCTGCGGTTGCAACGACTTTGATCTTTTGACTTGTGTTTTTAATGTAGCCAATCCAGATGCCATCGTTATCAAGAGTTACCGCGCCGGATGTACCGCCGATAATCTCAACCGTTACCGTGTTGTTGGTATCTTCTGCAAGCTCAAAATGCAATGCAAGATAATTACCCGACTGTAAAGCAGTATCACCGCTAAAACCGGTATAACCGGTTACGTATTTCAATGTGCCGCTAATACTATCCTCTGTCGATAGAACAGCATCATCGGTAATAGTGATATTGCTTTGTAAATCTGTTATAGACTTACCAAGCAGGCTTGTATCTATGTCGGTATCAGCTACAAGCCGCGTTAAAAATTTGCGGTCTTAACAAGGATGCAATTTGCATTTGTTACCTTGTGTCCGTAAACCTTTCTACCCTGTACAGCGCTTGCACCAATCCACTTGCCCGAACCGGTCAAGTCGTGTACATCAATGGTAACAGCCCACTCATTTACTCTCGTTGCATAGTCGGGATGACCTGCCACAAACTCAACACCGTCACCAAGATTATTGGATTCAAAAACAAGGAAGCCGCCAATCTGACCAACTGCGCCCGTCTGTACAACGCTATCACCAAGCTGAGAAGCTTTTACAAACTCATCGCATTTTAGAATAAGAGCATATGTATCAGGCGATACAAGCAACCAGCGTCTATTATCACTCGGCACACCTGCCTTTGATAGTGTCGTTCTTGCGTCAACAATCTTTGCATATACTGTTGACTTTGTGAGCGCCGTTGTGTCCGCAAGTGTTGTACCATTGTTTACAAGCTCTGTTGCACCATCAACATCAAGAATACGAGCCAAAGCATAGCCAGCCTCATCAATTCTATCGGCTACCATACCATCCGGCACCGCTGCCGCTGTATAGCCGTCAATGATTTCGTTAATTGCCTTGTCCTTGTCAATAGTAATTGTTACCCACTGAGATGAACCCTCGGTCATACTTGCGCCGTTTGTCTTATCGTAATTTGTAACCGTTGCTGTGCCGGTCTTGCGTACCTTTACCGCGCCTGCCTTTGCATCGCCTTCATAGCGATTATTAAAAATAACGCCGTCCTTCAGAACAAGCGAATCTCTTGTCTTTGTATCGACAAGGTTTGAATATCTTTCAGATACTGTAATACTCATATATATTTTTTCATTCCTTTCAAATTAGATTTTAATATTTGGATTAAGTTTTGCAAAAGCCGCTGTTACTCCGTCCGTGAACTCTGTGTCCGTACCATCGGGCGGCACATAACTATTTGACTTTAGCTTTTCCGTAACCGCACTATTAAGAGCCTCGGTAAAAGCCTTTTCGAGCTTTGCAATATTATCATCTGTTGTTTTTTCATCTACACCAACAAAATAATTTACAATATCAAGCGGCAATCCCTTTTCCGTCGCCGTTGTAATAGCTCTGTTTGTTAAATCTTTTCTTGCTGCTTCTGCTTTTAGCTTTTCAAGTTCTGCTTTCATCGCAGCGATTTCCGTGTCTTTAGGGTCTGCATCGGGATAAAGTTCTTTAACCTTTGCACTAACCAAGTTGTCAAGATTATTATTTTTCCAAGTTTCAAGCCCTTTTGAAAAATAGCTGTCTAACTTCGGTTGAATAGTCTTTTTGCCGTCATCGCTGTCAAGATATTTATTTACTCTGTCTGCGTTCATCTGACCGCTGATATAGTTCTCGAAATCTTCCGAACCTTCAAAGCCCTTTAACGCTTCAATAATTTCTGTAAATTCCATTTTTAAATATTCCTTTCTTTGCCCTTTGCGTATCTCCAAAAATCCACAAAGTACAATTTGTTATTTTATTTAAACGCTTGATAACAAGCGGAATTTTTAACCTTGCCACTCTTCAAAAGTGGTATAATCAATATTTTGTTTCGTTGTATTGTCTGCCCGCCTTTTTGGTTGCCAACTATCAGTAACGGGAATAAGGCAGCACCTACAATTTGGATGTTGGGGAATAGAGGGAGCTTTATATTTATCGAAATACTGTCCGTCAAGTTTTCCGCAATCCTCACAAGTGTTCTCTTCAAGTGTCGCAGTGTACATTACTTTCTCTACAACATTACTATTTTGATAGACTTCAAGCTGTGCATCGTTTACGACCTTTGCAAGCTCTGTATTTACAAGTCGTTTAGCTTCATAAGCAGACGAGCCGAAATCTCTTTTTATTTCGACCGCTATTTGATTAGGTCTTTTTCCCGTTTGAATACACTCCAGCACATCATTATAAATTCTGTTTGCTAAATCATTTGTATTATTCCATATTCTTTCAGAAAAGTTTTTTCCGGCAATAGGGGCATTGATAGCCTTGTTTACAAATTCGTCTCGTAATATCTTCCAATCGGCAGCAATGGTAATTGTACCCAACGCCTTTACAGTTTCGGTTGCTGCTTGTCTATACGCTTCCGCCAATAAATCACTAACAAATTCTTGCTCTTTTTTAGTTAGTCCGTTTAAATTGGTTGTTACTGCCGATTTAATCTCAAAAACCACATCGGGCGAAATAATTATAACGCCGTTTTCGTCAATGTGGGGAAGGATAACGCCGGAAACACTATTGATAATATCGTCTTGATGCACCTTGTATTCTTTTAATAACAGCTTGATTTTCTTTTGTGCGTCCTTATCAAGTCTATCTCGAATTTCAACATACTTATTCATTATGCCGCGTCTCCGTATTTCTCAATCTTGTCAAGCTCTATTCGCTCGTTTAGCTTTCTTTCTGCTTTGATTTTTTCAATCTCTTGTGCGGGATTTTCGATAAACGGCAATCTTGACAAAGCTGTTTCAAGGGAAATATTATCGCCGATACCCAACTGAACCAAACCTTGAATAATGCTAATTTCGTCTTTCGGCACACAAGGCGAAGAATTGATTTTTATATCTGCAATATCGAAATTCTGACCTTTGATTTCAAGGTATTCAAAAAGCCGTTCTAAACGCTCGTATATGCTATTAACGACCACCGCCAACATTAAATTACAACGCTGTTCCAAAAATACAAGCCTGTTCCTCAATGCTGTACCGCTCGTATTTGATTGTAGTTTCTCATTTCCGTCAATGTGGTTAGTGGCTTCGTACATTGCATTTCTTAATCTGTTCAGATTGTTTTCTATATAGCCGTCCGGCACATCTTTTAATAACCATTTTGCGCTTGAATTGGAAGATGAAGGGAGATTTATAATACCGCTTGTTTTTAATAACTTTTCCGTTTCCTCGGTAACTTGTACGCCACTAATAACAAGATAAGCACGTCTATAGTCTGAAATTGTGTTTACCTGGTCGGAAAGTATTTCGTTGTATGCGTCCTGCAATTCCTTAATCTTAAAGTAAATTGTATCTTCTATTTTTTCAAGTTTGCATACCGTGACGGGAATACCTTTAAAAGGATTTGTCTTTTGTTTATACTCCGTATTGTTTTTATACACGATTATTCGACCATCGGGATAGTAAACATCTTTATATTTGGCTTCGTCGTATTTTAGCGTGTAGAAGTGTATAAACCTTTGCGGCACATTATCAGAATCACAATATACAATAGCGTTTTCGGGATGTAGTATTCTTTCACTAAATCGCCCTTTGTTATCTATGTAATGAAGTAAATAAGCTGTTCCGTATATTTCAAGCGTTCTCAAAACTTCTTGATTGTGGTTTTCGTTCCAATGGAATGTATTTTTATAAATCGCTTTTATAATATCATTATCGCCGCTCAACGAAACATAAGATAGAGGATTACCCAAGCTATATTGTACTTCCTCATTTACAAACTTGTTTATAAAATTATCGACAACCACTTGATTTGACCTATTGGGAAATTTATTATACTGGTATTTTATATCGTGGTCGCCTGCATAATAACGAGCCATAGAGTGATAGTTAATTTTTCTATTTTCGTAATCTGCTATCATTTTATCAATTAGTTTATTGTTCGTCTTTCTCACCTTCTTTTTGTTAAAGTCCAAATCTCGACCAATCCAATACTTGTAATGTTGGCATTACATCGTTATTGCTATCGCTCAAATTCTCAACGGCATCCGCTAAAGCATCTATCATATCGTCGTGTGCCGTGTATGCTGTGCCGGAAAACTCTCTTATTTGTTCAATGGCTTCTGTGTCGTCCTCATTAAAAATTATCCGTCCAAGATTGATATCGGGAATAATCGCACCGATACGAGCATCTTTATTTTTAGTTCGTGATTTGTTTATTATCGTTAATGGTCTATTAACCAACTCCGGAATAGTCGATATTCTTTCACGCAGTTTCAATACATCGCTGCTCATATACACTTGTTTTTCTATACTTAATATCCGAATATCGGGATATTTTAATAGTAACTGAATAATCAAATCAATGTATTCGTTAAATTCTACCTTTGTTATAATAGCTTTTCTGCAATACTTAATGTGTGTATCAGTATCGGATAAAACACAAAATGCGGAAAAGTCTGATTTTTGTTTTTTTACTGCCGCCGGGTCAACACTTAAAATAGTGTTTGTAAACTCCATTTGTTCAATATCCAATGGGGAAATAGCTGATAATGATTTTATACGCTTTTCACCTAACGAGTTTATATCGCATTGCCGCTCTTGCTTGAAAGAAACGGAATCTGCAAAGTATTCAACCGCCAAATCGAAACAATTATAATTATCCCATATCAGCGGATAGTCACATTCTTCTTTGTGTTCTAAATAATAACTTTCTGCTTCAAATAGTGCGTTATCATTGGTTGATTTCGTGTTGAGAATCTCTTTTATTTTTTGCCAATGCTCATTATTAGCAAAGTATTCATCAACATTGTCAACTAAAATACATTTCTCTTGTCTTGTCCGCCAGCCTATGTTATGGGCGAAATAATCGTATAAATCACCGCGCTTTTGAATAGTTCCCAGTGCGACAACGTGATTGTTCTTTGCTTGTAAAGCCTTTAATATTCCGTTGTTGGTACGGTTTACAAGGTCGTTGCAAGCCTTTTCCGAAAGTATTTGTTTTTCATCCTGGTTATCGTCTAATACTAATAAACCAATACGAAAAGCACCGTAATTTATTCCGCGTACACTCGAAGTTGCGGAAACGCTCTGTATTTTCGTTCGTTGCGGTTGTACATCAAGCTCGATTTCGCTTGAATTGTATTTGAAAAATGTAGGCTTGATAACTTCGCCAAAGCAGGATTTTATAAAGCGGTTGTCCTCGATATGTATTTTTATAGTGTTTATGAAATTCTGTGCTTGTGCTTCCGTTGCCGAGCTTATAACGGTAAACGGATGAAAACCGTAAAGAGCAACCCAAATTACCAACGGAACGGTTATTGTCGAGCTTTTGCCGAATCCTCGCGGCATTATAAAGCAATCTTTTGTACCATTATGATTTATAATCGAATCTTCTAATTGCTGCCATATCTCATAATGGGTTTTCGAGAGTGGTATATTATCGCCGCTGAAATCGAATAAAAGATTGTATAAAAATATATTGCAGAAATAAGGAAAACACTCTTGTCCGAGCTTCCAGGCTAAACCGTGAAAATCAAATAGCCTTGATTGATTTGCTAAAAATAAATTAGCTCCTTGTTCTTGTCCGTACTTTGCAACGAGATATTTTAAAGTTATTTCTTTTGCTTGTTTGTCTGTGAGGTTGTTCATTGTTCACCGCCTTGTCTTAAAAAAATCGGTATAGATTTGTTTGGGAGTACCCGCCCGCCCAAACAAAAAATCGTAAAATAGAAGGCTACCCCTAACGAGCGAAAACGAGAAAACCAACAATATAAAATCATCTGCTTTTTATTTTCGTTTACTCAAATCTTGTAATCTCGTTTTATTTTTTTAATTCTCCGAAAATGTAAATCATATTTTTAAAATCTTTTTTTAAAACCATCTGCCGAGCTACCCAACCAAAGGCAGCCAACAGATAATATTTTTTTCGGGGGTAGAGTGGATTAAAATGCGCCGTAAGCCGTACCACCCTATATATGTATTTCTATTTGTTATTCAATCCATATGCAACCGATAACAGCAAGCAAGCCGACATATAGGACGCATACACCCTCTTATATCCTTCAAAATTTTTGGCTTGAAGTCCTACATATAAACCACCAACAGAATAATATTTTTGTTGGATAAATTGCCGCTGTTATCGTGTATATTTTTAACAAGTCCGTAAAAGGTTATTTTTCGGACTTGTTTTTAACTTTTTCAAATTGCTTTTTAAATCTCCTAAACTTTTCATAAATCGTATGATTTTATTAAACCAACGGTAAAAAGAATGTGATTATTAAGTCGTTTTAAATCATAACTTGTACATTTTATTCGAGAATGGAAAAGTGAATAAAACTGTTGTTTTATTCATATAACCACACAATAAATGAATATTGTATAATAAAATAAAAAGGTTATTCGTTGGTTTAATCGAGAGTGGGGAGGGGATTAAAAAGCCGCCTTTAAGACACCATCATTAACGGGTCAGGCGTGGTATTATCTTTAATTTCTTTAATTGCTGCCTTAAAATCAAAGTCGTCACTCTCTGTTCTGTTATCTTGCATCTCAACTTTTGCCGTTGGTTTACCCATTGACCTATTAAGCCAATCTCTTAATACTTCGACTTTAACGCGCTTATCCTCGCAATCAGTAAGCGCCCATAATTTTTTAGCAGCCAACAAGGATTTTGAATTTATATAGTTCTGCGTCTGTCGCTTTTCTTCGTCCGCAAGCTCCTGCAACTCAGCCTTAAACCTATCATCTCTTAACCACTTATGCAACGTCACTCGATGCACACCTACAGCCTCCGCAATTTTCTGCTTTGATAGCTCTCCTTCAAGCAATAATTCTATCGCTTTTAGCTGTTTTTCGGTCAAACAATACTCATTTGCGCCAACTTCATACGCTTCTTTTCTCAGTCCTACATCCATCATAATTCCATCCGCCATAAGGTTACACCTGCCTTTCTAATAGGTTTATAATTTACATAAATGCCAATAATTACCAATTTATTGAATGCGGTCTAAATTCAAAAACCACATATCAAATAATTCTCTTTTAATTCTGATGCGATTACCTGCAAAAAATACCCAATCAAAATTATTATTGCTTATTAGCTGTCTCAATAAGTTCTCACCAATGCCGGAATACTCCGCACATTCTGAAATTGTCATTGCAATCTTTTTATTTGCTTTCACTTTTTCAATACCTTCCATACGCAATTTTGCGTAAATATATTTTAAAAACCATCAGCAAAACGGTTATTGCTTTTAATTACGTCTCTTTGGCTCCAGGATGCCGCAGAATCAACGAAAACAAAATATAGGTGAAATTATACTCTTAAAATAAAATCGTATTAAATCGGCTCAGAAACAATTTAAAAGCTATATGTAATTTATACCGCAAATTTTAAACCAACATTAAAATACCTCTCTTTTGCTCACATTTGCCTTGTATCAGCTTTTATGACCTTAAAGGTAAAATTACCCTATTAAAAATATCGTTTAATATACAGCCATTTAAAGCTATTTATGACTATGTTAAAAACCAACAATAAAAATTTACACTTGATTAAGCAAGTATTGATTTTTGCAGTAATTATCTGGTAAGCTGATAAATATAAAATCAATACGCAGCTTCCGCCTTTTAATGTGCCAAAACAATTTTTTATTAATAAGGCGGCAAAACCAACGAATAAAAATATTTGTGTTTGGCTTAAATTTTTAATAGTCGAATTCATACTAATACGTTATTACTATAATAATACTAATTAGAATCTTAATAGTATTAGTATGTAAAAGAAATAAGAGTCTTATATTTATATATTATATTAGAGTCTTAATAATTTTATATTATATATAATATAAATAAGAGTCTAATAATTAATTTAACTAAGAATCTTATATATAAAGAGATATAATAATAAATATAAGAATCTTATATTTCAAAACTAATAATTAAAAGTATGATAATTATAAATATTATTATAATTAAAACTTTTAATTATTATATATACTAATTTTCTTTTATTTTTTATTATTATTATAATAAATATTAGAATCTAAAAAAGAAAAGAAAATTAAATAAAAGAAAAGAAAAAATTTTTACTTGTGGTTTAAAAATGCTTTTAATGCGTCTGATTATAATAAGCGGCAATAGCTGCAATCAGGTCTTTATCATCGTTAAATGTTAGCTGATATTTTCCGCTTTTCTTTCTTTGGCTGTTCAGCTTTTCACAAGCCATATTAAGCGCATAAAAAGCCGCAAATTCGCCAATCTGCACCATATCCAAATAATCATATGCCGCCGTTGTAAAATCCTTGTTTTTATAAATTTCCGAAATCTCCGTGTCTATTGCTTCGCCGAGCTTGTCAATATCTGCCGGGGTTAAAAAAATTTTTGATTCGTTCATTTAAAATACCTCTTTCTGGTTGTTCATTTTCATTATAAAGATTTTTTATGTGTTGTGCTGCCGCCAAAACCAAAAAGCAACAGCACGAAATTTGAGTAATAGAAATATGTATATAAACACAAAAAAGGCAGTTTAACAAGATGCCCGGCTTGTTTAGTTGAAAGAGTCAACGAGGTTGATTGAGAGATAATGACACTTTTATTATTCTCTCATACTGTTAAATTTTTATATACCCGAAAAACCGCATAAAATAGCCGTTTTTTAGTCTTTAACACTTGCGGAATAATCTTAAAAAAAATAGGCGCTGCCGATAAAGCAACGCCAAAGAAGGAAACAAAATATAAAGAACGCAAATCATAACTCGTTATTATATTTAAGAGAAGTTTTACAAGATACTCAGCTTGTTTGATGTGTAATTTATTCGATTCTTCTTACATCATATTATAAAATTTCCTTATCTTCAAAAAAGTTGGTAAAATGGGGATATTTTGGTATATAAACGCTTGCGGAAAATCTTTTTTCATAACAAATCATCTGTTAGGTTAAAAAAATTAGAGCGCTGCCGGTACAAGCAACGCTCTATTAAGTGAGGAAAAATAATAGGCATTTTTACAAGTTGCCCAACTTGAATAATGATTAAATTTGAAACCATTGGTTAAATTGTTTCATACTGCAATTTTTTTTAATGTAACAAAACCGCATAGAATAGCCATTTTTCAGTATTTAACGCTTGCGGAATAATCGAAAACCAACAGATAAAATTTTTTGATTTGGCAAAAAAATAAATAGTCGAACTCATACTAATACGTTATTACTATTATAATACTTATAAGAATCTTAATAGTATTAGTATGTTCTTTTAAGAATCTTATATTTATTACTATCCTCTATTCTAATACTATTACTATAATATATGATTACGGAAATGCAATTTCTTAACATATTAATACTGAATATATAGAATTACTATGTATAGTAATCTGTTGTTTATATGGTTTTATAGTTTTACTTTACATATCTTTATATATGCTCTTGAATCGTCTGTGGGGCTTTCTAAGGCGTTTATTTTTTAGGGGTATAGAGTTACCCTTATAGCGTGTTTCGCTGATTCTGGGGCGTTGTAGAGCCTTTTACGGCTATCCTGCGTTAATAGACGATATAAAACGCAAAAAAATAAGCAATAGACTTTTTACAATCTATTGCTTAATAGTTTTAGCTTGCTTTTAAAAATTCAACTTTCTTTCTTTTTCTCGCTCTGTCCTGTGCTTTTCTATGCTCGTGCTGACATTCGGGGCATCTGACTTGTTGACCTTGCACACGAGCATTTACCCAAAACTCGCCGCCGCAATCAACGCATATCTTTTTAATCAATGTCGGGATTATCAGCTTCCGAGCCTCTTTGCATTTGGAGCATAGACAACCTTTGATTTCAACGCCGTTTGCTATCAGTTGGGCTTTATTTATTGCTTGCCAGCGACCAATTAAATAATAGTCGCCGCAATCCTCACATTTAGATACTGAACAATCTTTTTCGATTTCGTAGCGATATAGTAAACCAAGCTGAGATAAATCTTTTACTTGCATTACTTCCTTTGATTCTTCGTTACATTCTGCAAAAGTAACACGCAAATCAAGGCTATCTATTTTTTCTTTGGCTTCCAAAAATCCGCAGTCTCTCAATTCGCCTATTCTTATAGCGCGTTCCGCTAAACTGTCTTTAACGTGTGCGAGCTTAAAAATATAAGAATATCGACTTGCTCCGATTTTTTTGTTATAATCTCTATCAAGGCAAAGCCAATTATTATTATTTGTTCGTCTGCCGTTCTGCCATTTGGCAACCACCAGCATTGTAAATAATAGTCTTTTGCTTTCTCGATTATCAAGAGAATCAATTACTTTTAGCTCGTTTTCCGTGATTGGGATATAATTAACATTGGATAGCTTAACGCCGCCGACGTGCCGAGAAATGCTTTCGGCTATCTCGTTCCACTTGTTCGGATTCTCGTTGTATATGTCGGGGGCTGCCTTTTCTATGTATTCTATAAGAGGCTTTTCAATTCCCGTTTTACGCAATTTTACGCAATGATAATAGTAAGTACCAACTAACCAAATACAATTATACAGATTGTTTTCATCACAAGCTGAGTTAGTTATGTAAAGCTCTGCTCTTTTTTGTTCGTTCATTATTAGTGTCTTATTTTTCCTCATTTGTTTCCACCTTTATTTCTTTTATATCAAATTGTTTTCCAAAAAATTCAATGTTTCCGTTTTCCGACAAACACGGATATTTAAGAGTATAGTTATTATTAGCTAACAAATTTTTAATGATTTGTGCGCCGCAAATATCCCAAGCAAAAGCCTTTTTCCGTCCGCTCTTGCCGGAATAGGTCAAGTCTAAAATAATGTCACAAAGTATTTGTTCATTCGGGCAAACTTTTAAACAAGCCTCTATAAACCTATTTTTAAAATCTTCCGTTTGTATTAAAATTGTATCTTTGTCGAGGGCTTCTTCTTCTGCCAACTTGAAAAAATCTTTTTGTGCTTTATCGTAGTCGTCGTAGATTTCCGCTATCTTTTTTGACATAATTGAGGAATATTTGCAGCCGCTTTTTAATCGCGTATAATCAAATTCGTTTTTTCCATCTTCTTTGATTGTTTTAAATTCGCTTTCTATGACTTTTGCTATTCGGTTAATTAAACAACCACCTTCTGAAATTGGCAAATACTTGTAAAAGCTATTTTTAAGTTCCTGCTGTCCTTCCGTTGGATTTTCGATTTTTAAAAAGTCCTCTAAACTCATGCGGTAAAGAATACCGCATTTTGTGTTAGAGTTTTTAATATATTTTTTATATTCTTTTCCGACGTCTTTATAACGGTAAATCATAAAATAAGGCTTTTTAGCCGCAACAAGTTTCTTTTCCTCGTCCGTCATATCTGCATTAAAAGTGTACCAGCTTTTAGGCATTGGTTTAGCTTTTATACCTTTAACTTTATCAATCGTGTCTTGTTGGAGCTTTTGACAAGCCTTCAAGCGATAAGTCAAAGTTTTATATTCCTCGCTGTCCGGCTGATAGTGTGAGCGTAAATCATACATTGAAGTTGCTCGATTTGTTATTGCTCCTATATCGTCATTAAAAGCTGCAATATTCGATATTATCATATCTTGTTCTGTTGGTATCTTCTTTTCCGCGCTTTGTTGCAAGCAAAGTAAAGTTTTATACTTTTCTGTGTTTTTTACTAAAACGGGATTATTTGTAATTAAAGCTGTATCACCGTCAAAATCTGCACCGTTTAGGGCTTCTTGTGCTGAATCCCAAGCATTTAATATAATCACGCTGCCGAGATATTTAAACCAATGTCGGGCTTGTTCTGATTTATTGAGCTTTGCTTTAATGATTGATTCCGTGTTTGTCATTGGCGCTCTAAATAAAACAACCTCGTCCGCCTTATCGTTCCAAGCCGCTTGATATACTTCACCTTTTTGCAATAATCCTTTTACGGGGAGATTAAACATACTTTCCGCTAATGCGTAGCAATCGCCGCTCAACACTAAATAAGAGCCTTCGACGATTAACTTTCCCATTTTGGCGGCATCAATCTTTTTAGCTGTGTTCCTTTTGAGCTTGTTAATTATATAGCTGTCCTCGATTAAAGACGGGTCAATCATTAACGCCTGTAAATAGTAATCTGTCTTAAATACGCTTTTATCATCGAGAGTGCAGCCGCCGAGATACAGTATTGATTTGATAAAGTCGCCGCCGAGAATGTCCTTGTATGTGTCTATTGTTGGTCGACAAAGTTCTTTTAAGTCTGTTTTGCTTAAATTATACGGATTCAAAAATTGATAATTTGTAGTTCTTACATTTTCGACTTTATCAACCGTAGTTTTACAAGCATTCCAACGGTATTTATTTCCGTTAGCCGCTCCTAAAAATTTTTCCATATTGGGATAACTCGACCACAATTTAACTTGCGACTCCGTTAATATCATTTCTGCATTTCTGACATCTCTTTTTATTCCCCACACATCGGTAATTTCATAAGTGCCTGCGACCTTTTCCGCAAACTCAACATAATCAAAAGTGTAAACCATACCTTTTGTAAATGCGTATCTAACGCAAAAGCCGCCGAGAGTATCTTCATTTCCTGTTAAGGCTTTATTTACTTTTTGAGCATAGGACGGCAGCATTAAACCAAAGCCATCAGAGGCATTGTGTTCAATTTCGTAATCGTTAATATCTTCTATTAGTGGTTCGTCGCTATCGGGATTATCTTTGATGATGGTGACATCTTCTTTAAATTGGGTAATGCAATCTTTAACGATTATTATTCCGTTAGGTGAGGGGATAGGGGTAGAGCCGGAAGCGGTTAAGGCTTGATATGCTTCCAGCTTAGCGGGTATCATTTCTTTTGTTTTATCTCTGCCGCAATTCAAACATTTAAAAATTTCCTCATACAAATTTTCATTTATATATAAAATAGTTTTCTGCTTTACGCCGTTTGGCGTTCCGTACAGCCTTCTATATTTTTTTCTGTTTATAGTAAAACCTTGATTTGCTCTTTCATAATCCTTTTTAGTGCCAATAACAACGGCGACCAAATCAGATTTAAATTGTAAATTATTTAATTTTTCATATAGTTTCGCAATATCCCTTTTGCTGTTGCTTGTTACCGGCTGATTTTTAAGTCTGCCGATTTTTGCTTTTAGCTCTGTAATTTCTGCCGTTGTGTCGCCTATGCCGTTTAACTCGTCAATCCATCTTAAAAGCTGACTATCGGCAACGCTCACAATATAATCGGGATAATCTTTCAAGGCTTCTTCAAGTTCTAAATTCACATTCCACTTTAATTTCTTTAAAAAGCTCGTTGGTAGTTTATAAATTCTTCTTTGCGTCGTTTTCATACTTACATTTTCCTTCCTTGATTCTTTTTAAGCTGCCTTTAATTCCTTGTTCTTTTTTCTTGTTTCAATCATTCTTTTAATCCGTGTGCCGTAGCTATTATTTTCCGCAAAAGATAACCATTCGAGATTTACAGAATTGTTATTCTGTTTATTTTCGTCTTTGTGGTTTACCACCGTTTTATTATTGGGGTCATCGTTTGGTATAAAGGCTATTGCAACCGCCCTATTTGTTCGTATGTTTTTTCTTTTTCCGTTCTCCGAAATTTTAAAGGTTAAATATCCGTTTCCGTTATCGAATTGCTTTAACAGTCTTTCTAATATTTGACCGTTCTTTAATAATTTTCTGCTTTTAACTCTGCCTTTGTTAGACACGTAATAAATCGTGCTAAACTGCTTCCATTCTTCGTGTGGTAAATTTCGCACCTTGTTTTTATAAATTTCTTTCACTTTTTATTGCTCCTTTATTTTTTTTAAATTATCATCCTTCTTTCTCATTTCTTATTTTTTTACTACACAAATATATATAGTTGTGCTTTTTTAAAAATTTTATATATATATATATATATACCATATAACAGTTTTTAATAACTATTTTACAATTTCCCAATTTTTGGGCATTTTTTTAAATCCGAAAAACTTCACATTTTTTAAAATCCAAATTGCCGCAAAAAAGCGTCAATCTTATCAAGTCGTATGTCGCCAAAGTCAAAATAACCTTTAAGCCAACTATAAAGGCTTTCTCGTGCAATCCCGACCTTTCGAGCAAACACCGTTTTCGGGCTGCCGGTTGCTTCTAAATATGCTATTGTTCTTCTCTTAATTCTTTCTTGCTTTGTTTCTCTCATTAATGATGCACTCCTTTTATTTTTCAATTTTATTAGCGTACACCTATATAGATTTGTGTAAAAAATTTTTTCTCTTTCACTTTCTTCATATTAAAAATTTTTTCAATCTGAAATTGTAACCAATGTTTGGAAACATTATTGTTTTAACGCTTGCGGAAAAATCAAAAAGAAATTTTACTATATACACCATATAACACAAAATTGAAGTGCCGAAATTCAACTCAATTATTGAGCAAAATTTTAAGTTGGTTTTGATTTGTTGAGCTAACAAAAAGCCGCCGAGAATATCCCGACGGCAGTTTATAGATATTAACATTAGTAAAGTAACCAAGAGCAACAAGCACACCGAAAATTACATTTGTTTTAATTTTTGGTGCTGTGTTGTTTGTCATCTATCGTTACTCCTTCATAATGCGTTTTTAATGTGTTTTTACTCAATATTTGGGTTAGGTCTATTGTTGATTATTGCCTCTCTTTTAAGGCTTTCTCGCTGCAATAGTGCTTTTAAAAACTGCTTTGTATTCGTCCAATGCTATCAAGTCATTTAACCAGCTATTTTCAATGATTGTGCTGTTATATTGACTTATAACATCAAAATAAGCGTCTGCACAAAAATCTTGTCTTGCAAAATCAGGATTAACAATATTAAATTGTTCAAAAGCAATGTCGTCAAAGTATTCTCGAAATGTGTCAAAGTACGAATTGCCAAAATATCTATTAAAGTTTATATTTCGCAAAACATCTTCGATTTCGAGAATATCAAGCCATTCTCTCTCATTTTCGTATATCTCGCTGTCAATGTCGAAAAGCGCATCAATATAATCATTATCTATTGTCGGGAGAGTCTGCCTTAAAATATCAAAGATAGATTCTTTAATCTCGCTCGTAAATGGCGGCAATCTAATATAAGCACACAAATCATCAAATGTAACTTCATCTTTGCTTTTAAGCTGTTTCGCCACCTTGCTAATATAGGGATTTGTCCAATGTTCGATTGTTTTCTTTTCGTTGTTGTTTTCATATTCAAAATCAACGGCAGAATACGCGCCGCACATTTTCTGAATATCATATGTTATACCGTGCTTGTAATGATACCCGCCGAAAAATTGTTTATATTTTCCTGCTATCTCGCCTCTAACCAAATGAAAATCACGAACAAGGAATAGATTAACACCAATCCTTGTATAGTCAATAACATTTGCAACCGTATCAATGCCGATTTCAATATAGTATTCTTTGCTGTCTATCATAGCATCGGGGATTTCGCCGCACTGTGTACATCTTGCTATTTCGTCTTTTGCGACCGAATAAAGCTGTTTTCTTATTTCTGAGGTTAAGCAACCACCGTAAATATAAAGCCTTATGCTGTCGCCTTCGTGTTCCCTCTTGTAGTATGATTCGGGGAGAAGGCATTTTAAAGAGTTTGTTTCGTCTGTTTTGATTATCATATTTTCCTCACTTTCTGCCCGTCGAGCCTGATAGCGCAGCTTTAGTTATTTATCGGTATAACTGCCCGATCTCGTCAAGATCGACCGCAACCAGCGCAACCATTGTAGCGGCAATCTGATTAATTGCCCTGCGGAAGTCGTTGAGGCAAAAGCCGTATTGTACGCCGTCAACCACCTCTATATAAAAGGCGTCCTCGTTGACCTCGAACAAGTAATCAAGGATATTAGGGTATATGCCGCTGATTGCGTCAAGTACCGTTTTGGTAACGCTGTTATCGATTAACGCTACCTCGATGAACTGCCTGCCCTCGTCCTTTGCCGAAAAAATGTTCCTCATTATAATTTACCTCACTTTGTATTATTTCGGCGGTTGATAAGGTTCAGCCGCCAAAACCGATTGTTATTTAGCTGTTCAAAGCAGCCTCAAATCTTGCTTGCTCCTCCGTTGTATAGAGGTCTGTCCAGGGTCTTGCTTGTCCGTGCAGGTCGTAAGTTAAGCCGTAAATATAACGGATGCGCTCGCAATCGTCAAAAAAGTGATTGTCTACGCATATGCTCGCCGGATGGAAACCGTAACCCGTGTAAAGCTCGTGCAGTGCCTTTTTATATTCGCTGCCTGCGTTTGTCCTGATTGTCAACATCGTGATGGTGTTTATCGTGCCTCTCTTGTCGTAGCCTTTCATTGCGTTTTTCATCTGCGTGTATTCGCTGCGCTCATGTCTTTTCATTGTTTTTTGCTCCTTTGTTTTTTAATATTTGTAATTGTTGTTTCGGATTAAACCAAATCGTTTCAAGTACAACTATATATTACTACAATTTAGCTCAAAAATCAATAGAAAAGTTTAATAATTTTTAAAATCGTGAATGTGTTGAAACTGACATACTACTAATAGTATGATTATTTGTGTAATTGGTAAACTGGATAGTTTAATAATGCTGTGTTGACTTTTAAAAACCAACATGATATAATTTTATCAATAAGCATTCGGGAGGTGATAATGTGAGATTTATTATAAACGAGATATTTTTTGACTTCGAGGGCGAAAACATTGTGCAGGCATTGACCAAAAGGCTAATTAAAATAGCCGGTCTTAATTTGCGGAAGATTACAGAGATGATAAACGAAAACGCAAACACGGAAACAACGCAACAAAATTTGTCTAACAAATTGAGCAAAGGCACATTAAGACTAAACGAATTTATCGACATTTGCAATTTTTGCGGATATAGGATTATTTTTAAATCAATCGAGCAGCCAAGCAATGACGCATATTACGAGGTTCAAAAACCGGTTAAGCAAGATTATATTAAAATAGATTTGCAAGCCAAAGCCGCCGAGGGATTTCAAAAATGCACCTTTCTATTTTTGGGCGACACAATCATTTTAGGTAATAGAGCTTTGGAAGCTGTAAAACAAACACTACCGATTATTAACGAGTCAAAATCGCTTGCGGAGGATTTGCATATACTATTTGAGATGGTGCGGCAATACGAGATTGATTATCTTGTTAGAGATGACCGTAAAACAGATAAATAAAAAATTCCCCTACCGGTTGACCGATAGGGGATAGTTTTTATAGTTTCCTATTGGTCAAGCATTAGCACCTTGCCAAATGGTAGGTTGCTGTACGGTCATTGAGCTTGTCTCTCACGTACTCTAAATAGGTATTAGATATTTAATTTTTAAAGCCTTATTATTATAACATATCATCTTTTAAATGTCAACAAAAAAATAACGCCAACGAAAAATAATCTCGTTGACGTTTTCTTTTTTGGTTATTGTTTTTTCTTTGCAGGTGCTTTCTTCAAAATCGTTTCATTTTTCATAAATTCAATCATACGGAATTGTTTTAATTTTTAAAACCACAAGATATGGTATGATATAAAGAGAAATAGCGCAATATATTGTGAATTAGTGCTGACTCAATACATTCAATCATGTGTAGCATAGGTTTAAATTTAACCACAATATGTAGTGTATAAATGCGGTTAAACACGCAATATATTGTGGTTTGCAGATGCGTAAAGTGAAGATT